ATGGGGGCACTGACGGACGCGAAGGTGCGCAATGCGCGGGCGGCCGAGAAATCCTACAAGCTGACCGATGGCGAGCAGCTATATCTGCACGTCTCCACCGCCGGTGGTCGCACTTGGCGCATGAATTATCAATATGGCCGCAACGCTCAGGGCAAGCCGATCCAAAAGACTCTGACGATCGGCAGCTATCCGGCGATATCGCTGAAGGACGCGCGCGAGGCGCGGGACGTCGCGAAGACGCTGCTTGCCAAGGGCAATGAGCCGAAGCCCGTCGATCTGTTCCAGCGCGCCGCGCCGGTGGCCGACACCAGGCCGACCTTCGGCGCCATCGGCCGCGAATGGCATGAGTTGCAGAAGGGGCGCTGGTCCAAGGTCCACACCAAGGATGTCCTCGACAATCTGGAAACGGAGGTCTTCGCCCAGATCGGTCATTTGCCGATCGAAGACATCACCGCCCCGATGGTGCTGAAGCTGTTGCAGGGCATCGCGGGGCGCGGCGCAGTGGAGACGGCGCACAGGACGCGCCAGCGGATCAGCGCGATATTCGTTTATGCCCTGGCGACGGGGCGCGGGATCGCTGATCCGGCGGCAAGCCTGTCGATCGCGTTGCCTAAGAAGCCCAAGGCGAAACCGCAGCCAGCCATCACGAAGCTGGATGACCTGCGCCAGCTGCTAATAAATTGCGAGGCAGAGCGATGCCGCGCGCCAACAAAGCTGGCATTGCGGCTGATCGCGTTGACGGCGGTGCGGCCGAACGAACTGCATGGCGCGCGCTGGGCGGAATTCGAAGGGCTGGACGGTAAGGAGCCGCTATGGCGCATCCCCGCGCGCCGCATGAAGGGCGACAAGGATCGCAAGGCGGAAATCGAAGGGGATCATCTGGTGCCACTGTCACCGCAGGCGGTGGCGGTGATCCAGGCCATGATGCCGCTGACCGGCGATTTGGACCTAGTCTTTCCGACCGACAGACATCCGCACAAGCCGATGAGCGAAAACACCCTGCGCGCCCTGCTGATCCGCGCGGGGTATTTCCAGCGGCACGTCCCGCACGGCTTCCGTTCGGCCTTCTCGACCATCATGAATGAACGGGTGGAGCGGCAATGGCGAGAAAGCGGCCATACCGGGGCATCGCCCGATCGCGCGATCATTGACCTGATGCTGGCGCATATCCCGCAGGGAACGTCCGAGTCGGAAGGGGCATATAATCGGGCCGCCTATATGGCGAGGCGGCGGGAACTGGCCTGCGAATGGGCCAACATTCTGCTGGCAGATATGTGGCCGCCCCAGGTCCACATCGGTCAGCCGATCCGATGGGCAGCGACCGGGCCTGGTCGGCCCGGTCGATAGGGTCAGGATGCCTTGCTGATCCAGGCATCCACCTCGCTTTCGATCCATCGGGAACATTTCGCGCCCAGCTTGCGCGGGGCAGGAAACTGGTCGCGGCCGACAAGCGCATAGATATGCGATCGGGATAGGGCCGTGCGGGCGACGACATCACTGATCCGTAGGAAGCGTTCGGGTGCTTGGTCAGTCAACGGCTTTCTCCCTGCGCGCTGGCGAGGGCGCGTGCGATGATGAAGGGGATCGCCAGCAACCCGGCGACGATGAAGAGGACGCGGATCAGGCCTTTGATCATCATTCGATGCCCAAGGCGGATTTGTAGGTGTCGACGATCGACTCATGCTCCATGCGGGCATTGCGCTCGATCTTGCGGATGCGGACGATATCACGCATCGCCTTGACGTCGTAGCCATTGGCTTTGGCCTCCAGGTAGACGTCCTTGATGTCGTCCCCTATGCCCTTCTTCTCATCTTCCAGGCGCTCGATGCGCTCAATGAAGAGGCGGAGTTGTTCAGCAGCTGCATTGCCTTCGGACATGGAAATTCCCTTCAGTTGGAGATGGCGGCCGCGATCAGCGGGCCGAAGATGGAGAGGATGATGCCGACGACGATCGCGCCGGCGGCGAAGAGGGCGCGGGTACGCAGGGAGGCTTCAGCAAAGCGTTCGGCCAGCGATCGGCAGCTGTCGCAGCGACACGTCGCGGCATGGATGATGTCGCGGCGCCGCATCAGGCGATGACCTTTTTGCGTTCCAGCTGCTCGCAGCGGGTGCAAAGATCGGGATCGGTTTCCGACCAGGTGGCGTCATTGCCGTTGGTGTCGTATTGCGTCGTCCACTGGTCCCACCCGCAGGCCAGGCACAGGCGGGGGTGCTGTTCGGGCGGGGTGTCGCAAAGCTGGCGATAGACGTCGAGGTTGAAGCTATAGGCCCGCGACATATCGGCGCCGAAGAAATGCCGCTGCATCCGAAAGCCCACGGTTTCGAGTTCGCGGACATTCCGTTCAACATCGGCCTGGTGCTCGGGGCGATGCCAATAAGGGCGGGCCGCCTGTTCGATCGTCATGCCGGCGGCGGCGCGGCGCATTTTGACATATTCCCAGGGCATGACGACGGGGCGGGCCGCCGGTTCGGTTTCGCCCAGCATGGCGAGCAGAGAGGGAGCATTACGCATGGATCGTCCTTTCGCTGTCAGGAGTGCTTGGCGACCGCACGCGACGGGTCATGGAAGACCCAACAGCGGACGGCGCCGACATTATCGTTGATGGAATTGACCGTCGCCTGTTCGATGAAGCGGCGGGATTTCGAGGTTTTGAGGGCGCGGATCAGTTCGGAATGGGTGGGTAGCTGAAGCCGCTTTTCGGCGCAGCGGGCCTCCATTTCGTTCAGCCGAACCGCGATCAGCCCTTCTTCCCACCGGCGATGATGATTGATCTTGCCGGTCGCAGCGCCCTTCGTTTCGTTCTCTTCGAGGTAGTCGAACCGCTCCCAGAAAAGGCTGACGATCGGGTCTTCGCTGTTGACGGCCAACTGGCGGTCGGTCGCCATCTGGACGATGAAGCGGGCTGTTTCCGCCTGCTGATTGTCGTTGATGGGGACCAAGGCGCGGATCGCGTCGAGGAAGGCGAGCAGCTGGCCGTGGGTCTTGGCGAGGCGGTTGGTGCGGATCGCCGGCAGCGCGAGCAGTTCGCTTTCATATTGGGCGAAGGCCTGGCGGAACCGCGCCATGATGTCCTGTTCGCGGCGCGCGGCGTGGACAATAAAGCCGGAAATCTTCTCCACCGGCCATTGCTCAAGCCGTTCGGCCGCTGCCTTGGTCTCGTTAGTGAAGTTCGACATATCGAAGCCCAGCGACATGATGCGTTCCAGCACCGCGCGGCTCGCGTTGACGGGTTCGTTCTGCTCGATCACGACGGCGCCCCGGAAAGGCGGTTCGAACGTCTCCATGCCGCCGTTCTTCACGCCACGTGCGCGGACTGTGCGGCCGTTATAGGCGGTCTTCAGTTCCTCCCATTCGAACTTGCGGGCGTGGCTGGCTTCCTCGCGGCGGTCGCCCTCGATCAGCACGACGGGCAGGTTGCCGACTTTGCCCAGGTTGCGCGCCATGGCCGCCGGCGTCGCCTTGGCGGGGTCAAAGCCTTCGTAATTCTCGCGGCCCATCAGCTTCCAAAGGAATTCGATCAGGGTCGTCTTGCCGGTGCCAGGCAGGCCGTGCATTTCGAGGAAGGGAAAGGATTTCATTTCGCCGCGGACTTGCTCTGCAAAGAGCGAGGCGAAGTAGAAGGTCAGACAGGTGATGCCCTTGGCGCCATAGGCGGTCCACAGATCATCAAGCCAGCTGGTGTCCAGCTGGTCAGGATCATAGTCGATTTCCAGCAACCGTTCGGACGTGCCCAGCTTCAGTGCCTGCTTGCCGATCTGGAAAAATTCATTGTCGTTCGGCTTGTAAACCCGCCCGCCAGAGACAGCGAACTGGCCGAAGACATAGGCCTTCGCATCGCGGCAGTAGCCGGTGAAGCCCAGCGGGCGCACGTCGGGCAGGTCGGGCGTTTGCTGTTGCAGGATGCGGGTCAGCTGGTGGGCGCTGCCCGTCCAGACGCCACCGAAGGCGAACAGGCGATCTTCGAAATTCGAGGCTTTGCGTAGCTGGGCGGCGGTGAAATCGCCCTTCACGGACGGGCGTTTGCCGCTGGGGAAGGATATGTTGAGGAAGAACTTGGTTTCGTCGGTGGCGTCGTCGCGCTGGCGGTATAGGACGCGGAACGCGCAATTGGCGATTTCCTCGACCATCAGCGCCTCGCGCGAGGCCTGCATGCGAATTTCCGCCTCTACACTGGCGTCGATGTCCTTCAGTTCGCGGGTGCGGCTCTTGCGATATTCGTCAATCTTTTCCTGCACCACGGCGACGTCGATCGCGCACCAATAGGTCCGGTTGCCGAACGTGAAATGGAAGCTGGTCCAGCGGTGCTTCTCCCAGATCAGGAAAGCCTTTTCCTGGGCGTCCTTCGCCAGCAGCACCTTGCCGAACCATAGATATTCGGAGCGATGATCGGCGGTCAGCCGGTCAAGACCCAGCAGGTCGTTCCAATCCAGCACTTTGCCGGTTTCGTCTTCGCCGCAGGGCTGGGCGGCGCTCGCCTGCCATCCCTGCTCTTTCGCCAGCTTCACATGCTGGCGGCTCGCGCTGGTGCCAGCGCCGCCGGCGTCATAGGCAAAAACCAGCCTGGGCGAGCGGAGCGGCTTGTCAGACGTCGCGATATGCGCCCGAAGCTGTTTCAGGAACTCTTCGGGATAATTGTTGCACGACATGGCGGAGACGGCGCGCTGGCCGGCCTGCTCAAGCGCCCAGGCATTGAATATGCCTTCGGCAATCCAGATGCTGTCCGCATCGGCCATGTCCTCGATCGAGACGTCAGGCCGCTGCCATGCCTGCCCCTTGTAGGACTTGCCGTAGGCGAAATTGGCCTTCTTTTCGAAACGACCAGGCTGGTCGATCAGCCGTTCCCACCAACTGCCACCAGGCAGCGGAAAGCGCACGGTCGCAGAGCCGATGCCGCGCTTCTGATCCTGAAACCATTCCTGGGTATAGGCCTCGCGCATCCCCATCAGGTTCAGCTTGCGGGCGTCGGTGAGATAGGCGTCGGCCGCCGCGTGCGGGTTCTCGCGGGTCTTCTGATAGCGGTTCGACCAGGTGTCGAAGATTTCGGGATAGCGGTCGCGAACCGTTTCTTCCCACCCGCATTTTTCCTGCCGGTTGCACTTCAGCACCCAAGGGCTGTCGGCGTTCGTATAGACCTCAAAGGCGCCGCAGTCGGGGCATTTGCCACGGCGCAGCCATGATCCCTTGTCGGTCTTCCACTGGAAATCGGCTTTGAGCCTGGGCAGCAATTCGCGGCGGATATCGTCACGCATGGACATGGCGAGAATGGGGCTTTCGAAGGCAAAGGAAGGGCGTTCCCGGCGGCGGGGTCCGCCGGGTGGCTTGGGTAGCGATCAGGGCGGTGCGACCCGCTAGATCAGATGGTTATGGCGTCGGCGGCGGGTTCGCTGGGCGGCCCGCCATCATCATTGGCGGCGCGGTCGTTGTCCGCGTGGCGCCATGTCGTCATGGGCAGCACGGCCAGCGGTTGCGGCATCCGGCTAGGCACGGTCGCCCGCAGCGTCGCCATGCTGACGACGAACTGGCATCCGCAGCGCTCGACGTCCCGGCAATGATAATAGACCTCGCGGTATAGCAGCGTGGCCTTGCCAGTCGTCGACCGGGCAAAAGCCCGTTCGCCGCAGCCGGGGCATTGCACCGACGGCATGCGGGGCGCGCCCCCGCCATTGTTGAGTTTCGGCCCCCGGCCATTGGTCATCATACTTCCCCCGCTGTTCGTTGAGCGGCCCCATTGCCGTTCACGAATGACTTCAGCCGACCAAGAAGGCGGGTCGCGGCGCTGGCGACGTCCTCTGTTTCGGCAATAGCGCGATGAATGGCCGTGTCTGACACACCCGGCTGCACCACAGGGATGCTGCTGCCGATGGCGTCGGCCGTCTCTTTCGATAGATCTGTGATCGCCTGGGCGAGCGCCGCGCGACAGGCCAGCGACTGGCCCAGCGTGACGTCCAGCTGGCGGGCATAGCTTTGCAGGATCGGCGGGAAATCGCCGCCAGCCTCCATATAGGCGCGATCGAGGGCGATGGCCTGGTCGAGCGTCGGCGTCCCCTTGCGGTCGCTTTCGCTCCAGTGGCGGACGGTGCGCTTGGCGCGCCGCGTGAGCGTAGCGGCCTTGTCCCAGCCAATGAGGGCGACAGCCGTCGTGATGGCGAGGGAGAAGGACAGAGGCGCGCGGACCTTGGTCATGCTGCCATCCTCTGGCGGGTGAAGTTGGCGACCAATTTGCGCGAGAGCGCTTCGACCTCGTTCCTGCATTCCGTCTGTGTGCAGCCGTTGGCCAGATGCATCGGACCATCACGATCCGGGTTGAGGACAAAGATGCGCCAAGCGCTGCGGCGGATTTCATACTGCCCGCTTTCGCGTTCGGGCGTCAGGGTAGCCCAGACGCAATAATCCGGCGTCGTGCTGATATCGATCCAGTCGGACAGTTCAGCGCTGATCGTGAAGCCGTCGATGTCCATGTTGATCATCGGCGGAAATTGCGGCTTTGCCGATTTGGCAATCCGCCGCGCCCTGGCTTCAGCTTGCTTTGACGCGAGATCATGAACGCCGATATCGAGCATCGCGGCCAGTCCATCGGCCTGATCCGGTGCGTTGAAGTTCAGTGCATAGCGGCCTGCGAGCGCAAGCTGCTGGAGTGCGCGAGCCTCGCGCAGCGTCAACGTCACACGCAATGCGCTTGCCATGGCTTGCACCTTCATGCTCCCGGCCTCCCCATGGCAGATGCCTCTGCGGTGCAATCGCATGGCCCCGGCGAGGCCGCGAAGAAGGAAAGGCAATCGGCCCGATGGACGACGCCCGATCCGGTGGGAAATAGATCTGCAATTGCCGCTTGGTGGCCGGGATGCAGAACGGACTGGATGAAGTCGTGCAGCGTTTCGGCGGGGCTGAACCATGCCACGTCGTCGCATACCTTGCCGTCCACCACAGCGGCGTTGATACGTTCGAGCGCATCGCGGTAGCGCCGGGCAGCAGTTGCCTCGCCATCGAGCCGGTTACGAACGATCGCTTGAAGCTGAGGTTGATGGTCATCCTTGCCCTTGCGGACCATCGCCATCACCCAGGTATCGCCCGGCTCCTTGCCCGTCACACCCGATACGATGAGATAGGTCTCGCGGTCAGCCGGTGTGACCTCCAGTAGCTGTGTCATGCTCCGGGCCTTCCCACGGCGCACATGGCGAAGATCGTCGCGCCGCTGATGAGAAGAAAGACGGTGAGGCTGTACCAGCGCGGAAGCTGGGGAGACGGGGTCGGCTCGGCGCGCTGGAGCGAGGCCAATTCTTCCGGCATTGTGTAGGTGTGACGGGCGACGAACTTGCCCCGCAGGCGATATTCAGGGCGGCTCATGCTGCCACCGCCAGCGCGCCTGCATAGCGCCCCGCTGCCACGGCGAAATGGCCGGATTTGGTGAGTTCGACAGGCTGGCCCTTGCGGACGTTGCCGTGTCGATATTGGGCGGTGATGGCCCGGAAAAGATCGCGGCGGGTGCAGCGCAGCTTCGTTTCCAGGTCGCTGACGCTCAAAGGATGGCGGGCGTCAAAGAGCGCATTGAGCAGACCGATTTCCAGATGTTCGGCATGCGAGAAAGACTTGCCGCACTGACGCGCGGGCATGGTGATGGCGGGCATCATTGGATGTCCTTTCGTTGCGTTATCGGCGTCCGATCGCAAGCGACGGCAATCGGCTGAGCCGTTATTTCAACAGGGGCGGCGGCATTCGGCCGACCCAGAGGGAACACGACATGCTCAGCGGTGATGGGAAGGCCGAGCGCTTGACCAACCTCCAGCACATGAGGCTGCTTTTCGGCGGGGATGCGACCCACCCGCTTCCAAGCGGCCACTGTCGAGGGGTTTTCGCCGATGGCGCGTGCCATGGGCCGAATGCCGCCGAACAGTGTGAAAACTGAGATGTCCCGTTCCATGAGTCAGCTTGTGCAAAATATTTGTACAAGCTGCAAGCCATAATTTGAACAGACGCGTGCAAAAATTTCACACACAGTCCGACATGCCTTCTGTCGGTCCCAAACTGAAAGCGCTCCGGTCGCGCGCCCAGCCCACGCTCACCATTCGGAAAATGGCGGAAGAACTGGGCATTGGGTATTCCCGGTACGCCTATTTCGAGGATGAAAAGCGCTATAAAAAGGCGACCTTGCCCCTCGACATGACGCGCGCGATCGCGGACGTGCTCGCCCGCTATGGCGTTGATCCAGCAGAGGTTATGGCATTAGCCGGGCTGACAGACGCGGAAGTGGAACCCGAAGCCCGCGATATTGAGGCGCATCGCCCTACGCTGGTGTCCATCAATTTGCCGGTTGTGCTACCTAGTGAAGCCGCGCTCCGCGATATGTTCCGCAGCTTGCTTGTGCTGGTGCCAGAGGGGGCGACGAAGGACGAAGCCGCAGCAATTCTCGCTCGACGGCTTCCATCTGGTCTTGCAGCGATCGGACCGCTCTCGCTCGATCAAGCGTCGGTTGCATCGCTTGTAAGCGGTGAAGTTGCTCGATCTCCCGCCACAGATCGTCCCGCATCGCGGCCATCGTCGCGCACCTGACCGAGCAGGTCGGGCAGGCAAACTCGCACCCCGGCGTCAATCTGATCGTTCGCGCGCTCAACTTCACGCTCCTCTACGTGTTCCCGATTCGTTCTCATTTGAGCCAAAGGCGATGCTGTAGGAAAGGGGGAAGTGCCGTGCTGGATCAATATCTTGTGGACAGTGGGTTACCCTGCGAATTAGCCTGTTCGGAATTTCCGAACGGGGCGACAGTGGAGGGGAAATGAAATTCAGTGTTAGGCACAGGGCTCCCAACGAATCCCTGAAGGCGGTTTACGTGTCTTCCTACATGTCTTTTCCGTCCGTCACCGTGATCGAAAAACTGCTGAAGTAAGCGGGATGGCGATTCACCGTCTGGTGGGTCGCCAAATCGGCGGAAAGAGCCGTCAACAATGGGAAATCATTAACAGGGGGAAGAATGGCGATCAGGAACAGCCTTGACAGGCAGATCGTGCATTTCGTCATGACGATCGACAGTTCGCCGCCCGGTCGGCTACCGCCTATGGCAGAGCTAGGCGATTACCTAATTGAACGGGTTGACGCCGATCTTGCCCGAAAATTCGTTGAGCGTGAAAAGTTCGAGATTGCTATTGTCCGGAGCAGAAAGATCGCGTTGTCCAACGGTGATCCCGCGTTGGCACTGCTTTTCACTTTCGCCGACCCCGACGCGCCCGATCCTGCGAACATCCATCTTCCGACCAGGCGCGTTCGGCGCTTCGACAAGGAAGAAGGTGAAGCACGCGGCTATTCTGCGCATGCAATCCTGTGCCTCACCCCCACTGAGTATGGCGGCCGCAGATTCAGAGTCCTGTTGGAAAGTGCGGAGCGCCTTGGGAAAAGCCGCGTCAGTCAGATGCTCGACTATCAATTCAGGGCCATCTTCCAGTCGAAGGAAATCGTTCTTGAGAATGACAAGGGCGATGAAGTCGCTGCGAAGCCGAAGGTTCGTCTGGACACCGTGACAAATGATCGTCTTCGCGATTCTGTCAGCGGCGGCGTGATTAAAAGCCTGAAGCTCATCGACCCGATACTGGAACAATCCGGTTTTGATCCGCCAGAAGGCGTGCGGATCAGGCGTCGGGAGATGTTCCTCAAGGTTGATGTGCCACCGGGGCAGCAAGTGCAAAGTATGCTGAAGCATCTACAGCCTTGGGCACGGAGCCAGGGGTTCCGGGAAATCTACGTTGAGTGGCTACCGGAACATGAAGCTGCGGCGTCGGCGGGAAAGCTGAACGCGAGAAACGTCGAGCGAGCCAAGATCGACCTTGCCCAACGGGACATAGGCGAAACGCTTTTCGCAAAGAAGGCGTTTGTCTCAGTCACTCGTCCATTAACCGATCTTTCCACTGAATTCAGTGATGAATTGCTTGATGCGATGGCAGCGCTCATGGAGTAGAAGGGTTTACGATGTTACGATGCTGACTCTGCTCACGCCTTTCCGCTATCTGACACTCCAGCACCGATCCAAGGTGTTGTATGACGTCGTTTTGCCCGTTGCGGGGAGTGCAATCCTGACGGCCTTACTGGTGGCGCTGCCCAAGCCGGTTACGATCATCGGTGAGAAAGGCTATTTGGCCCAGCTTCAGACGCTGCTCACCATTTTGGCGGGCTTTTTCATCGCCGCCCTGACGATGATAACGACCGACAAAAGCGGACTGCTTGCGCAACCGGTTGGCGGCTTAGAGCCGCCGCGCCTGCCGGGGCATAAAGAACCATTAAGCAGACGCAGATTTTTAGCGTATCTCTTTGGCTATTTGTCATCCGCATCGATCGTTCTTGTAGTCTTTGCAGTCCTTGGAAACCTCGTCGGGGTGCAAATTTCTCAACTGCTTCGCGGCGATTTTCACGCGATAGCCAAGATTGTTTTTCTAGTCGTGTTCAACTTTTGGCTTTGCCACTTGGGCATCGCAACGCTGTTAGGCCTGTTTTATTTTACGGAGCGGCTACAAATTGGCGATCCAGAATTCCGCGTTCGGAAGCCAGGTGTCGCTCCGAGTCGAGATAAGCTAGAGCGGCTTTAAGGAGCTGTTTCCATTTTCACATCGGTGGTGAAGCCGCCCACCTTGTCGATCCGATGCGTCACTTCCGAAATCAACCATGTGGCCGCGTCGATCTCGTCCTTATAGCCGCTGACCTTCACGCGGGCTTCGGGGACGGCGTCGGCGCGGCCCAGCGCTAGCTTCATGTCAAACGTGGCCGGTGCCCGCTTGAGCCGATCCCGTTCCGCTATCGCCGCACGCTTCGCCGACGCCTCATCAGGATAGACCTTCCGCAGCTTCTTCGCCCCATCGGCCTTGCCCACGGTGAAGGTCTGCCGCTTCGCGCCCTTCTTGTCGTGCCAGCTGGCCGTCACGCCCTCCTGCCCGTCCCGCTTCTGCCGCGACCAGGTGTGGCCGTCGCCATCGCGGCGAGTGATGGTCAGGGTTGGCAAGGCCTTGCCGCTGGCCGTCGTCCCGGCGCCCTTGCGCGCGAAGATCAGATGCTTGTCCTTGATGGTGGCGACCGCATCATTTTCGCGGCCGAGGCGCTTCAGGAAGGCGATATCGCTTTCCCGGTTCTGGGTGATGGACGGCAGCGCGATCGAGGACAGGTCGGCCGCGACCTTCAGGGTCAGCCCGTTCCGGCCAGCAATGTCCTTCAGCACGGCGCCCAGCGTCGTGTTTTTCCAGCTCTGTTCGCGGCGGTTGCGGATCGCGGTGGTGAAGTCGGCGGCGCGCGCGCGTATCCTGATCTGATCGGGCGGGCCGGTGTGGCTGACATCGTCCACCTTGAAACTGCCCCTGTCGACCAGGCCCGTGGTGACGTCGCGGCCCTGTCTCCAGCCCAGCTGGATTTGCAGGGCGGCCCCTTCCTTCGGGATCGCCAGCATGCCGTCGCTGTCGTCCAGCACGATATCCAGCTGATCGGCCTCGTCTCCGCGTTTTTCAGAGAGGGTGAGTGACACAAGGCGCGGGCGCATCCTGTCGGTCAAATCCTTGCCGTCGAGCGTCACGCGCCAATCGGGAATGTTGATGATCCGGTCGGTCATGCCGAAGCCTGCGCCGTTGCCGGATCATCCACCCGCCACAGGTCAATGCCGAAATCGATCCGCAGGGCGCGGCCATCGGCCATCAGCACGGTATGGCGTTCGTCCAGCGACCGGATGATGAAATTGCCGAAGACGGTCCCGTCGCCGCCGACCAGCGGCAAGGCTTCGCCGGCGTTGCCCATCTCGCGCAGAGTGTCGAGCGAGACGCGGCCGTCGCTGATTTCGGCATAGACCGATCCCGACAGGCTGACCGTCTCGTCGCCCACGCCAAGGAACTGCGCCGCGTCGCGGGTGCCGACGCGGCTCGCCATGGCGAAGCGCCAATCCGTCTTCCGCTGAAGTTCGTCATAGGCCAGCGTCGGGATCTGAAAAAGGAACATGCCAAGGGCCATCAGGTGCATATTTCAGTCCTCAATCGTCCTCGAAGCCGCGTCCGCGCCGCTCGCGCTCGATCGCTTCGAGTACCTTGCGGACCTCCTCCGCTATATCGGTGGCCGATGCGCCGGGGCCGGCAGTGATGTTGATGTTGTAGGTCGCCGGCGCGGGCGCGGCGGCAGTCGGCGGCACGCCGGCGGCGGATTGGGCCGTGGCGGGCGAAGCCGCAGCCATGACAGGTGCGACGGCGCCAGCGGCAAGCGCGCTGGTGATCCGTCCCGCGATGTCAGTCATGCGCGCCAGCAGCCCATCGCCGCTGGCGGTCATGTTGCCGGTCATTGCATCCGACAAGCCGGAAATCCGGGCCAGCGGTCCATCTGTGTTCGCGGCAAGCCCCTGATCCAGGCCGGCCATGACGAAGCCGCCCAGCCCTTCAAAGACGCGCGAGGGTGAGTGGATGCCCAGCTTCGCCTTAAACCAATTGGCGACCGAACTGGCGGCGCCGATGATGGTCGATTTGAGCGTGCCAAGCATCCCGAGGACGCCGTTAATCAGGCCCTGGATCAGATTGCGGCCAATTTCCGTGAAGTTCAACGACCGCAAGAAAGCGAGCGCCGGCGCGAAGGCGCTGACCAGCAGGCCCAGCGGCGTGAATTTCAGGAAGGCGGCGATCAGAAAGTTGATTGCGCCGCCGACCATGGCCTTGATGTTTTCCCACAGTGCAGAGAACCAGGCCGTTATCGCCCCCCAATTGTCGTAGATCAGATAGGCCGCAGCCGCGACGGCGGCCACGGCGGCGACGATCAGCAGCAGCGGCCCCAGGGCGATGCCCAGCGGCGCGGCGGCGGCGGTCAAAGCCGCGAAGCCCAGCGCCAGGCCGCCGAGCAGGATCAACAACGCGGCGCCTGCGCCCATGAAGATCATGATGCCTTTGGCGAGCACGGGATGTTCCTGCGCCCACACACGCATCGCACTGGCCGCGCTTTTCACATAGTCGGCGACCTTGACGACGGTGGGCAGCAGGGCCTTGCCCATGGTGATATTGAGGCCGGACAGGGCATTGGTGGCGAGGCCGGTCGCGCCTTCCGTCGTCGCGATGCGGTTCAAGAATTCCGCGTGCATCGATCCCGCGACTTTGTCGGCATCGCCCACCAATTCAAGCCGGCGCTTCAGGCCGTCGAGGTTGGTCAGCATGGGCGCGATAGCCGCAACGCTTTCCGAACCGAACAGCTGGGTCAGGATGCCCGATTGCTTGTCCGCGTCCAGCTTGCCGATCCGCTCCATGACGTCGATGATCGTGCCGGCGGCGTCCGTCTGCATCCGCTTGCCGACGTCGGTCGCCTCAAGCCCCAGCTGCTTATAGGCGGCAATCTGCGATTTGGTGGCCGCGTCGCCCTTGGTGAGCGCCAGCATCGTGTTCTTGATGCCGGTGGCTGCGACCTCGCTGGGGACGCCGATGCTGTCCAGCGTGGAGCCGAGGGCGGCGATCTGCGGCGCGGCCAGGCCGGCGACCTTGCCCAAGGGGCCGATGCGCGTGATGATGTCGGTGACGTTCGCGGCCTTGCCGCCGAAGGTATTGGTCAGGGCGTTGACGCGGTCGCCGAGGGCGACGACGCCGGCCTGGGGCAGTTCGAACGCGGTGCGCCACTTCGCCATCGTCTCACCCGCGATATCGGCGGTCATGTCGAAGGCCACGCCCATTTCGGCCGCGTCATTGGTGAACTGCAACAGCTGCGCGCGCTGGTCGCGCATGGGCTTGCCGAATTTGTCCATGCCGACGCCGGCGGCGCCCGCAGCGGCGGCGATGGTGGCGAGTTCGTTCGCCGCCATGGGAATGCGCTCGCTCATGTCGAGAAAGTCGGTGGACATGCGCTCGATCGCCGGCGCTGCCATGTTCGTGACCTTGGAGACGTCCGCCATCGCGCCTTCGAGAGACATCGCCTGTTTGGTGGCCGCGACGACCGGCACGGCGGCGGCGGTGCCGGCGGCGATCATGCCGAGGCCGACGCCCGTTGCCTTGCCGCTGATGTCGTTCAGCTTGTCCGAATTGCGTTTCGCCTGCTCGACCTTTTCCAGCTGGGCGGTCTGCTGGCGCAACGCCTGGTTGGTATCATGGACGCGATTTGCCAGCCTCCCTTCATGTCCAGCCAAATCCGCAACATCGATGCCCGCGGCCGATAGTTTGGCGGACAACTCCTGAAGTTCGGCGCCGCCGGCATCGAGGTGGGCGGCCAGCTGGGCGGTGTGGCGTTCGGCTTTTTGGAATTCGGCGCGCAGCTTCTTCGTGGGGCCTTCGGTCGCGGCGATCTGGTCACGCAGGGCGGCCACGCGCTGTTGCGCCGCCTCATAGTTGCGCGTGTCTTCCGCGAACCGGCTTTCCTTCACCTTGTAGCTGCTGACCTGCTTTTGCAGAGCGTCGAGGGACTTCAGCTGCTTTTGCGTTTCGGCCAGGTCGCGGCGCGCCGCAGCGGACGCGCCGGTGATCTGCTTCAGCGGTGCCGTGACGCGGTCCAGCCCTTCAAGGATGACCTGCAATCGAAGGTTTTTATCTGCCATCAGCGCTTCTTCGTTTTCGGCGTTTCGGGGGGCTTGGAGCGTTTGGCGGCCTGGTCGCGCCAGGACATGAGTTCCGACAGGTGCATGTCGTCCATGGATTGCGGCGGCCAATGGAAGATGACCGCCACATCCGCCATCGCGTCATCTACTGATCGAGGGCATCCATGCGCTGCGACTTCTGCAACAAAAAACCCCCGATCTCCGCGCCACATGCGAGCAGGTCCGCCGGATCGAGATTGGCGGCTTCGGCTTCGGAAATGGGCGGGGTCGAAATGCGGGGCAGCAGCTTGGTCAGGGCGTCGACCTTCAGCTGGCCTAGATCGACCAAGGAGAGGCCGCGCAGTTCGCCAGACTTGGGCTTGCGCAGTTGAAGGGTGGCGATCTGCTGTTCGCCGCGCTCGATGGGCGTGTCGAGGCTGACGGTGCGAAACAAGGGGGTGGCGACGTCGCTCATGATGGATTTCCAGTGATGAAGGGGAAAGGGGTTGCCCGACGCGCCGCGTCGGGCAGGATGGATCAGAACATGCCGAGGGCGCTGCGCTGTTCCGCCAGCAGGTCGGTGCCGTTGACGATGAAGACGGCGTTCAGCGGATCATATTCGATCTCGGTGCGGCCATTCCAAACCAGCTTGAAATAGGCGAGCGTGGTCGTGACGCTGAATTCCCCGACCTCGCCCACTTCCTGGTCGCCCATGTCGATTTCGGTATGGCGGCCGCGCGCGACGACCTCGACACTATCGGTCGCGCCGGTGTCGTCCTTCTGATGGAAGCCCACCCAGCGCAAATAGACGCCGTTGACCTGAAGGACGCCGAACTGGCGCAGGATGTCGCGCATCGGGCCGGGAAAGCTGGAACCCATTTCCAGCAGCCCGTCCATTCCCATGTCGATGCCGACAGCGCCAGGCATGCCGCCGCCGCGCCATTCCTCGATCTTGCGGGTCAGCGGGGGCAGGGTCACGGTTTTGACCTCGCCCATATAGTTCTGGCCTTCGTTGAAAAGCATCATGTTCTTGAGGATGCTGGGGAGTCCCATGGCTTGCTCCTATGCGAATGTGGGGGAGAGGCGGGCCGGTCAGCTGTTGCCGGTCAGCAGGCTCGCGAAGTCCGCGAAATAGCTGTCGGTGATGCGCTGGTTGAAGCCGAGGTCTTCGAGCGGAGGCGGGACCGTATAGTCATAGTCGATCCGCAGCTTGCCGGCCTTCAGGCTGGCGGTGCTGTTGTTCGCTTCGTCATACCAGGCGTTGGCGCCCAGGACGACGCCGGCGGCCTTCAGCTGGAGGAAGAAGCCGTTGATCGTCTCAACAATGTCGCGGACCAGCGCCGGCGTGATGGGCTTGTCGATCGCCCAGAGCATGCCATTAACGACCGTGTCCGCGATCAGCTGGGCGACGCGCACGGTGCTTTCGAAAGCGAACAGGCTTCCCGCCTCCGCCGTGGTGCGGTTGCCCCAGAAACGATAACCGCTGTCGGTGCGGATCAGGGCCGTAATTTCCTTCGCGTTCAGCTGGCCCGCTTCGCTGCTCGCATCCTCGATATCCCAATAGATATCCTTGGTCAGACCGACGACGCCCTGGACCTCATAATTGGACAGCGTCTTGTGCGGCCCCACTTCCTCATCAATCCGCGCGCGGAGGCCCATGGCACGGGCGGCCGCAAAGCTGGCGATATTGGCGGCCGACGCGGTGTCGAAGGCGAGGAAATCGGGATAGAGCAGCATCAGTTCGCGGCCACTTAAATTAGCGCGGAACAGGATCGCGTCGGCCGTCGTCTCACCGACCAGACGAGCATACGCGAAGCCGCGCAGCTTCTGAGCGACGACAACCAGGGCGGCAATGACCGCCTGGGTTTCGAGGCCGGGGGCGCCGATGATCTTCGGCTTAAGGCCCAGCTGCGCCTGCGCCGCCAGCAGCGCCTGCATGCCCGTCTTCTGCCCATTGGCGTCGGTCGTGCCAATGACGTTGGCGTCGGTTTCGGCTGCGTCCGCGCCCTCCTCAACGCGGATGACCACGACGACGGGGCGTGCCTGGTCCGCAATGGCGCGCAGAGCAATGGCAAGGGTGCCATCGACGCCGGCCTTGCCGATCGCCGCTTCGATATCGGTGATGCGGACGGGACGATCCAGGGGGAAAGCGGCGGCATCGGCGTCGGCCGAAGTCGCGACCAGGCCGATGATAGCCGTCGAAACGGCGGTGAGGGTGCGCGCGCCCTCGCTGATTTCAGTAAGCGTGATCCCATGTTTGAAGGCCATGATCGGCTCCTTGGCTAGACAGAGAGGGGGATGGAGAGGCGGACGAGGGCATTGGAAGCGGCGACATCGGTGCGGGTCGCATCGATCGTGATGGTGGCAGAACCGGGGCGGTCGCCGGCGACCAGGCCGACGCGGCGCAGGCGGATACGGTTTTCCCAGCGGGACAGGGCAACAGCCGTCGCGGCGTAGAGGCGCAGGATGTTCGCTGGCGTCATGGGCTGGTCGATCAGTTCGAGCAGCAGGGAGCCATATTCGCGGCGGCCGACGCGCGATCCCATGGGCGTGCCGAGAATGTCGGCCACCGATTGCCTGATATGATCGAGGCCATCGAGAACCGCCCCGCTGATCCGCGCCATACCGGCCATCAGACGGGCGCCCCCGTCTGCGCGCCGCCAGCCTGCACTCCGCTATGCTTGTGGTTCTTAAGGCTCTTGCCGCCGCCCAGGACGTCTTCTGAAGCGGTCACGGTGCCGGTGACATTGACGTTGCCATTGATCGTCACATCGGCATTGATGGTTGCGCCGCCAGGTGCATCGATCGTCGCGACGCCCCCGGCGGGCAGCGTGACAGCAAGGCTGTGCGCGGCCTGGTCATAGGCGATGACCGCGCCATCAGCGAATTCCAGATGGACGATGTCGGGATTGGTGGAGGGCGGCGGGCAGGCGTCGGAATAGAGGCCCAGCACGACAAAGGCGCTTTCCATATCGCCTTCGGGGGAAAGGATGACGCACTGTTCCCCGACAGTTGGGGGCGACCAGGTGCGGACGCCGCCGGCGCGTTGGGCGATCCATGGCAGGTCACCGGTGGTGATGTCGCCGCTTTCGACGGTGCAGGTGGCGTTGGCGTGATCGACCGACGCGATGGTGCCTAGCTGGATGACCTGCCCGGTCAGTTGTTCGTGATCTTGGGATTGCGCCATGGGCGGACCATGGCGCGCACCTTCATGCGTTTCGCGGGCGCGCATTTGTAGAGGCCGCCTCTACAAATGCAGAGCGTTGGCCCTCCATTTTCGTGGAACGCCTGTTGTCGCGCAGCATTATGGTTTTTAACCTAGGTATGTCTAAAACGGAGAAGGCGATGACCAGCACCGATAGTCCGGTTACCTCGCTCGTGGGCAAGCTCCGGCGCCTAGCTCCACTCGACATGGAGGACGAACAAGCCCTTTCATCATTGTCCTTTAGGATAGGTCATGTGAGGGCGCGTACTTGTCTGGTGCGAGAAGGAACCATGCCATACGACTGCTGCCTTTTAGTCGAAGGGTTTGCATCTCGGAGCAAAGTAGCATCGGATGGCGGACGGCAGATCGTCTCATTTCATGTTCCGGGTGATGTCCTAGATATCCAGCATCTCTTTCTCGAGCGTGCAGATCACGATGTCCATGCGATCTCTGATGCGACAATCGCCTGGACTCCAATGTCACAGCTTCGCGCGTTGATCATGGAGCGTCCAGCGATCGGGATGGCATTCTGGCGCGACGCGTTGATCGATGCATCGATTTCTCGTGAATGGGTGTTAAACGTCGGACGCCGGAATGCGAAAAGTCGCGTCGCTCATATGCTTTGTGAGTTCGTTGCCCGGTGCAACGCTGCGGGTGTTGGCACGCCCGAACGGATGAAATTGCCCTTCACCCAAGAAGAGATAGGTGATGCGACAGGCATCACGACCGTGCACGTTAACCGTATGTTGAGAGCGCTGACGGAAGATGGTCTAATTAGGCGAGATGGCCGATTCCTTGAAATCGAGGATTGGGACGGCTTTCAGAAGCTCGCTGGATTCGACAAAGGGTATCTCCATGCAGCAGCTTGATATCGGATGTCGACGTCAAGAAAGTCAGTGATGTGGCGCATTACTATCTACATCTTCATGAGAATGGCTCCGTGTTGGAGGATCCTGATGGCAGAGACTTCGTTTCACTAGACGCTGCGATCAATTTAGCCGTTTTAAGCGCGAGAGATGTGATGGCGGGAGACTTGCTCACCGGTAAGTTGTGCCTAAGCCATTCTATATCCATCGTAAACATAGCCCACACGGAGGTCGCGCGGGTGAAATTTCGAGATGCCGTAGTGCTGACCGAGTAAATAGCCGTTTGCAGCGATCTGATCGTCCCGGCGAGCGTAACCTGCGGGTGCAACGGTGGCAATATGAAGCCTTCAGCCGAAGCGGGGCAGCGGCGTTCATAGCCGCCGCCCGTCTTTAGTCGGCTGTCGGTTCGACAGCGGGCATTTCCGGTTCCGGCGGCGGCACGGTGATGACGCCAAGGCCAATCTTATGAGCGACGCCGCGCGCCACTTCCTCGACGCGGGCCTTGGTGCCGGCGCGATCATAGCTGCCGTCAGCCTTGAGCACCGCGTTGACGGTTCGTTCATGGGTGATGTCGCCGCTGGTGAAGGTGACGGGCACAGTCCGGTTTTCGCTGTTGAACGCGCCGATCTTGTATTTCAGGTCAGTCATGGATGGTCCTTTCAGGCGGGAGGCACCGGCCATTCGATGGCCGTAAGGTCACTGGTCGTTTCGGGCAGATCGCGAAGAGCCTGCCGGTACTCGCGCCAAGCTTCGCGCTGAGCTTCCGACAGAGTCATGTCGGGCATCTGCGTATGGTCACATTCGGCCAAGAGGCGATTGCGCCGCCTGCGCATCCACGCCAGCACCTGGGCATCCGATGGAGCGGGCGGATCGAGCGTGATCGGAAAGCCGTCGGCTCCGGCGGCGATGACGCGGCCTGTGCCCTGCTCTTCCATCAATTCGGCATGGCGCGCTTGGCTGATCTCCAGAGCGTCAGCCGGAATGATCGAATGAAAACCATCGTCGTAGAAGGCGGCATTGGCTGGGCTGAAATAGAGCGGCATGATGTCTTCCTTATCGACCAAGCGCAAAGATGCGGCAGTAGGAGGGGCGGTCTGCGTCGTTGTCCGATCGCGCGCGCATGACGGTGCAGCCGCTCAATGAAGGGTCGCCCACCAGCTGATACCAAGTGTCTGCTTCGACGCTGGCGATATCGACGCGGGTAGTCAGCTGGACGTCCAGCACGGCGTTGGGGAACTGGATCGGGAAAGTCGCGGTCGTCGTCGTTTCGACATTCTGCTGCGTTGCGGTGGTACACCATTGCAGGATCAGCCCGCTCGGGAGCCTCTGATAACCAGCAGCGGACAGGTTGTTGGCAAAGTCGCTATATTTGGCCAAGTCGCTGGCCTGATAGCCGTCCAGCAGGTCAGCATCGAGGCCAGAGCCGGAACCGTCATTGCCGATGTTCCAGATCAGTTTATTGTTGATGAAAACAGAACCCGTGGACGCGTAGAGGTCGAGGTTGCCATCCAGCGGAGAAACGATGCGCTCCGCCCCCCCGATGTATAGACGAAATATATTGTTAGCTCGATCATAATTAATGTAATCGAAACTATCGAAATTCAGAATTGGGGTATTGCCGGGGAGGTCAAGATAAAAACCATAATCCCTTTTGATCGCACCATTACTTATAAGTTCGCCGGAGAACTCCTGCCCGTTATCGGAAAATATCTTTCCTGTAGCAAGGTCAATGCGGAGCGGACGGAAGGCGTTCCATGTGGAGTTCAACCCCGCTGCCGCATTGCTGAGCAGGAACCAGTAATTGGTGGCATCGACGCGATGGATGACAGTCGGAGTTACGCCCGATGTGGCTTTGAAGAGCGCCTGATTGTCAGCCGTTACATTGATTGATCCGGTGTAGGTTGTCGAACCATCCGAACGACCGAACGCACTGGCGTGCAAGCCATCCAGCATGTCGGAATCGCAGCCTGAACCCGCGCCATCATTGCCAGCGTGCCAGATGATGTTGCCGTTATAGATCAGGTGCCCGGTGCCGATCCGGCCAAGCGATGCGGTGTCGCTATTGCCGAAGTTGATGAAACCTCGCGTCGGGTCTTGAATGCCCGTCACGCGAAAACCGTTGGGAATATTTACATCGCCGATGAATGCGTCATCGCCAATCTTAACCGCCTGCCCGTCGCCGTTCGCTCTGCAAAGAACACGCGTGGTATCAACCTGTCCGTTCAGAAACAGATTGCCAGCCTCGTCTATCGATCCAACATCATTGTTGGACGAATTTTGCCAGCGAAAAGAGTTCTTTACCCGCGCGTAGGTGTCGGCGTTGGCGCTGAAGAAAAACCGTGCGGCACCCTCTTCAGAGGCGACCCATGTTCCATTGGCATTGCGCATGAACTGCGAGGCTTGCAGGCCGTCGAGCAGGTCCGCGTCAAGGCCCGACCCCGCGCCATCGTTGCCGGGATGCCACGGCGTATAACCGAGGCGCTGCGTGATGTTCGCATAGTAGCTGCCGTCCTGCCCGTCCAGCAGATCGGCGTCGAGGCCCGAACCCGCGCCATCGTTGTTCGGTCCCCAGAAGACGCCCTGCCCCTGAGACGACGCCATGCCAGCAGTGGTCAGCATCAATCCGCTGACGAACGAAGAGCCGAAATTGTCAGTCGTGTATTGGAGGTGGAAATTGCCGCCACTTCCAGCGAGATTGGTCCCGATGGCGCGCCACTTATAGTTGCCGGTACCCGAAAAATGCAGTTCCTGACTGCCGGTTTTGGAGATCGCCAAGTTGCCGGTGAAGGTGTCGCCCGCCCGATTTGCGGGCGCGTAGCCGAGGCGCTGCGGGATGTTCGCGTAGTAGCTGCCGTCCTGCCCGTCGAGCAGATCGGCGTCGAGGCCGCTGCCGGAACCATCCTGCGCCAGCAGCCAGCCAAGAATAGCAGCCTTGGCAGCAGCAGGAGTAAGCGCACGTAGCGCGTCAATGCCTGCCTGTGCTTCCCCAACAGTTGCCAGTTCCACGACGCCCTGCATTTCTGTGGTCGCGGGCGGATTGAGAAAATTGGCGTCACCGAACGTCAGCATCGCGGCGGCCACGTCGGCAAACTGCACGTCGATCGCCAGCAGCATCATGGCCTGCGCCGACTTTTCCAAGATGACACCAGCTTGCCCGTAAATGGCAAACAGGGTGCCGTCGGCCAGATAGAGCGCGAAGCTGCGAACCGTAAAAACGTCCGTGCTTTCGTCGCGGACGATCAGGTGGATGGTGTCGTCGGCCACAACATCACCGGAGATCGTGGCGACGCGCTTATATTCACCGGGCAGGGCCGTGATGCCTACGCCGGGAACAACGGCGGTGGCGGTAAGGCCGACCTGCGCGATGGTGACGGGCGCCGTGCCAGTGTTGCTGGCATTTACAAGCGCGGCGCGGCCCGCATTGGTGACGATTGCGGTAAGGGCCATGGTTCCTCCGGTCAGGCCGCCGGCGCCGTGCAGGACAGGCGGGCATAGATGGTCGGGCGCACCGCTGCGATCAGGCCGACGCTGGCCTGGGCGGTAATGCCCTGGGTGAAAGTGAAATGGCTGCGCACCGGCTTGGCGCGGCCGACTTCGGCAATGACCTGGTCGACGAAGGCGGCCGATGCCGGCGCGCCGTTCTGATCGAGGTTCAGGACCAGGTTGAAGGTGTGCGGATCGCCCTTCGGCTCCATCTGCCACCACTCGCGGATTGCGACCGATCCGCCGAAACTCTGCACGACGGCGCGGACAGACGCGGCGGTGCCCTTCTGTCGCGCGATCGGGATCGCCTTGCGCACGCGCTCGCGCTTGATGCCTTCGGGCCAGTCGGACGACCAGTTATCGAGCGACAGCCCCCAGGCAAGCCAGGGCAGCAGGCCGGTGGGGCAGTTGTCGGGCGACCAGACAGAGCGGATGGGCGTCGGAATATCGAGCAGACCAGCTGCGACTTGTTCCAGCGCCTTTTCCAGCGCGGTCGAGCCGGGAGGCAGCAGCGACGGATAGGTCATTCGCCCGTCCCCGCATAGTTGACGGTCGTGCCGGTGCAGTAGGGCGCCTGGGTGCGCGAAATAACGATGTCGGCCGCCGGCGAGGTCAGGACGACATTCTGGACGCCCTCGACATGAAGAGCCGCGAACAGGGCCGAGCGGGTGATGTCACGGCCGAGGCGGTGGCTGGACTCGACATAGGCATCAAGGCTTGCTTGGGCGGCGGCCAGCACCACGCCGCCATCGGGGCCGCTGAAGGTGGTCAGCGTGGCGATGACCGCATAGTTCACGATTTCAGCGGATTGGACGGTGACGAAGTCGGTCAGGGGGCGCCGCGTTTCGTCCGACACATAGGCCGAAATCGTCGCGATCAGTTCCGGCGAGGCGGCGCCTGAGCCGGTGCGGGAGAGGATCGAAATCAGCACTTCGCCGGGGTCGGGGCTGGTGGCGCTGGCGTCCAGCACATCAGCATCGGCCGACAGGGCATGGAAGATATAGGCGCCCTCCGGTCCCGCGACCGAATAGCCTTCGGGGGCAAGCACCATGCGCCGGCGGAAATCGGTGTCGCTTTCCATCACTGCTGGGATGCCCAGCACGGTATCCGCCGGCGTGATCGTCAGGCGGGTGATGCCGAACAGCGCCGCGATATTGTCGAGGTCGGCGCCCACAGCATAGGCCGGCATGACGGCGCGACAGGCATCGTTTACGCGCTGGCGGACCAGCTGGACGATGTAGGAAACGACCTGCAACAGCTTCGTCGCCGGATCACTGTCGCGGGTCTCGAACTCAGGCATGAGCGCGACCATGCGCGCGACTGCATCGGCCTGGATCGTTTCGAAATCCAATGCCTCGATAATGTCCGGCGCGGGAAGGCGCGACAGATCAACGGCGGTATAGGTTGCATCGGCCATGGCGCCCATGTCGGGCGGGGGTCATAGGGCACGCTACCGCCTGCATTTGTAGAGGCCGCCTCTACAAATGGATGCCGGTCTGTTCAGTTATATTAGACGGCGGTAATGCGTGAGACGATCGGCAAGTGGATGGGCAGGTGGCGAGTGACGAAAGGCAGCTGGGAAGACTTCATCATTTTGATGAGCGAGAAAAATGCAGGGTTTGAGATTATCAGCAAGTGCGTCCTCGCAACTGCCGGTTGCTACACTCCAAATGTCATTTTTCGCGGGCAAGCGAATGTTAATTGGGATATCCGGCCTACCGTATACCGGGGCAATGCTTCCGGCATCAGCGATCGTGACAGGCTGCGTCGATGGATATCAGAAGCACGGCGGCTAGGCTCCCCTCCCGCTCGTAACTATGTCGAATGGCTTGTGTTGGCGAGGCATTATGGGATCGCAACCCCACTCCTGGACTGGACGTCCAATCCATTGGTCGCCCTATTCTTCGCATGCACTAGCACCGGTCGCGCCGAGGACGATAAAGCGGACGCGGTCATATATTATTGCTTCCGTTCACGCTTCGACGAATTCTGGAATAACGATACGATCGAGGTCTTCAAGAACAGAGAAAAGCCAGCACTTTTCGACGCCACAGGAATGAACGCCCGGTCAACCGCTCAAGATAGTCTGATGACCCTGCACTCTGAAGCGTGCCAAGCAATCGAAGGATGTCAGGAGTTAATTAGGATACCAGCCGAAATAAAGGGCGCGGTTCTATATGCACTGCCTGCGTTTGGTATAATCGACAGCAAGATTTTTTCAGATATGAACCTTGCGGCACGTCGCTTCAATGCGACGGCTATGATGGATGACCTAATAGCGCTAGGCGGTCAGCAGAATTTTAACGACATTGCGGATGAACCCGCTCCGGATGAGACTTAGACCTACTGCTAGCGCAAAATGCAGCTATTTTTGCTCAAGTGTCGACCATATGTCTGTATAGCAAATCTAGCAGTCGTTCCCGATCCGCCGGAGTGGCGCCCAGCAATTCGCGCTGGGGATAGGGAACGGCCTTCGTTCGCAGCGATGGCTTGTCGCGCAAGCCGTATTGGTGGACGCCGGCGATCTGAGAGACCTTACCGGAAAAGCCGACCCAGAAGCCCTGGTCGTCCGTGCCCGTCTTCATGAACCGCGAACTGGCTAGGCGGCGGAACATGGCCTTGCGCCTCAGGCCGCCACGCCGGCGCAGCTTGCCGCCGCCGACGTTCCGATATTCTTCCGGCACCGGGAGCCACTTGACGACCTTGGCGAATTCGAAGGAGCGGATCGCACCGGCCTCGATATCGAAGCCCGTCATCATCTGGCCATTGCCCCACGTGAAACTTTTCATGATGACGCGGCGCGGCGCACCGCCGCCGCCTGCGGGATAGAGGAAACAGGCCGCGCCCCGGCCCGACACCGGCGGTTCCTTCTTCTTGCGTGCTTCAAAGGGCGAGCCGTCGGGTTGCCGCTGGGCGGTGATGCGCTCGCGCTGGCTGATCGCCAGTTCGCGGGCCATGCGGCGCATGAGGGTGCGGCGCTGGCCCGACGATAGGCCCCGCAACAGGCTTCCCGCGATCCGTTCGATTTCGGCCAGGTCGTCGCTCATGCCGCCGGCGGCAGCGCCGGGGTCAGCACGGCGTCGGGATCATCCGTCTGCACGAGCAGTTCGACATTTCCGAAGCCCTGAAGGAAGGACGACGTCACGCCGGCGAACTGGTCGTAATTCGGTTCTTCCGGGTGCGTGATGTCATAGCCGCTGCCATCCGCGCGCGGGATGACCAGGACGGTTTCGGTCAGGTCGATCGACAATTCGACGTCGGACAGATCGCCGTCGAGCAATTCGGCTTCGAAGGAAAAGGGCTGGCTGTCGCTGCTCATGAGCAAGCTGGGCTGTTCCTTTTCGATCCAGGCCAGCAGCGGCACCATCAGGCGGTCGCTGTCGCCGGCGAAATCGGTGAAGAGGGCCTTCAGCGTGTAGCCATAGACGAATGACAGCGTCGCGGACTTGCGCGTCATGATCTGTCCGCCCTCGATATAGATCTGAAGGCGGTCAGCATGAGTTGCCAATTCGGGCAGGAAAGCGGTCAGCCAGCGCCGCAGGCTATCGGCCTTGCGCATCAGCCAGCATCCTCGCATGCGCCGGGGCTATGCCAGCGCACCAGGCGCACCAGCTGGTCGCGCGTCGAGGCAAGCGCCTTGGCGATGTCGATGATGACGGCGCGGACAGCGGGCGGGATTTCGGCCTGGGCGTCCTTGGGGAAGCCCGCCGGCGCGACTGGGCAGGTCAGCAGGTCCGCCGGCGGCGTGTCCTTGACCTCGATCGCGACGACGGGCGGCGCGGGGCGCTCAACGGCCTGGTGGGCGCAGCCCTGCAACGCGATTGAGGCTATCGAACCAATCAGGCCCAACGCGATCATCCGGGGCAATCTGGGCATCGGCTTTCTCCATCTGCGCGGCGGCATCGGTGCGGCGCGCGGCTTGGGTTCGGGAAAGGGCGGTGTCGGCGGTCGATTTCGTGGCCTGGCGTTCGACGGCGCCCGCAAGAATGGTGTTGGTCGCGGCTTGCGTCTGTCGTTCGAAGGCGACCAGGTCGGCAATGCGCTGGACGCAGGGATCGACCTTCTTGCCGGCGCCGGGGAAGGTGGCACCGGCGGAGAGGCAGGCCTTTTTCGCCCAGGCCTGAAGCTGATCGCGATCCTTCCGCGCGGTGGCGCCCCAGGCATAGAGCGCCGCCGCCGCGCCCGCGATGGCGATCAGCAGGACGGTTTCGCGGGAGCCGGTCAGCAGCCCCCACGCGGTTTTCAGGATCGCGGTCAGCTTGCCCATGGGATCAGCCCCCGTTCAGCCAGCCCGCGACTTCGGGCTGGACGTCGAAGCATGGGCATTGCTTGGTCCATTCGAACGGATCGACCCTGCCATTGCCGTTCTTGTCGGGCGACAGGTCGCGGTGGCCCAGGATGCGCGAGGGCGGCACCTTATAGCGACCAGCGACATCGCGGACCAGCGCGGCCAGAGCGGCCTTCTGCGCCGGGGTGCGGGTGTCCAGCGGCTTGCCGGCGGCGTCCAGGCCGCCGACATAGACGATGCCGATCGAGTTGCTGTTATAGCCGGCGGCATTGGCGCCGATTTCGTCTTCGCGGCGGCCCTTATGCACGCTGCCATCGGCATAGATGACATAGTGGTAGCCGCAGGGGCGCGACGCGCCGGCGCCGAAGCCCCGCGCCTTATGGTCGCGGTCGATATCCTCGACGGTATAGGCACGGCCCGCGCGGCTCGCGGTGCAATGGATGTTGATGCGGTTGATGATGCGCATGGGTCTTAGGGCCTCTTTTTGGTGAAGCGGTCAGCCAGGTCGGCGGGGATGCGGGCAAGGGCGTCGGACGTCGCGGCGATCAGGCGGGGCGTGGCGTCGAACGCGATCAGGGCGATGCCGAAGCCGATCGACTGCGCGATGAATTCATTCCAGCCGGTGAATTCGATGATGGCCTGGGTCGCGTAGAAGCTGACCGTTGACCCGACGATCCACTGGACGAAGCGCTGGCGCCAGGACAGGCCCGGTTTCCAGACCTGGGCGACGCCCGATCCGATCAGCGAGGGCGCCAGCGATCCAATGAAATCAGGGGCCGATTGAAGAAGGGTGCGCAGGTCCATGGATCAGTCCCAGAGTTGAACGAGGGGCCGCACGCGGGTCGCGCTGGCTTCGGTGGTGGCGGTGGCCGGCACGATGACGACGGTGCCGAGCGGGAGGATGGAGCCGAGGTCGGCAAGGCCCGGATTGGCGTCGAGGACGCGGGTGAGTTCGTTCGGGCCAAGGCCCGCGTCGCGGAACAGCAGCTGGTCCAGCTTGTCGCCCTGACGAGCAACGAGGCGCAGCGCAGCGGCCATCAGATCAGCCAAACGCCGGTGCGCAGCTGACCCAGCATGTCGCGGATCGCGTGGATGGCATCGCGGCGCAGTTCATCGATCGACGGGGTGAGTTCGTCGGCCTGGTTGCCGCCGGCGGACGTCGTGTCGAAATCGCGGTGGCGCTCGATCAGTTCGGCCTTGGCGAACAGGGCGACGGCGCGCTGATAGCGGATCAGCTGCACGCTCTGCCCGTCCAGCTGGGGCGCGGGAACATCGGCCAGCTTGGCATAGCCGGCGGCGCGACAATCCGCGGCGAATTGGCGCAGGTCGATTTCCGCCGACATGATGCCGCCCAGGATCGCGGCGCGCAGACGGGCGGGCGTGATGCTGGTCGGGATGCGCGCGACGTCCCGCACCGACGCCGGATCGACGTCGGGAAAGAAGCCGTCATTCACGACGACCGTTTCCGGCGCCGGCGGCTGCTCAATTTGCGAAGCGGGAGGACGCGCGACGAAGCTCATGCGAAGACGACCAGCTTCGCGAGGCCGCCCATGGAGACGATACAGGCGCCCGTCATCAGCAGCGCGACGGTCAGGAGGATCGGGCAGAGCCAGCGAGGCGCATCGTCATCGGAGGCGAGAACCCCGCCGATGCAGCTGCCCAGCGCCATCGCGGCAAAGAACAGCGCGGCGACGACAAGAAGGATCGATTTGAAAATGAGCCAAAGGGCTACGGCGATGGTCATGGTGCCTCCGATTTCCGGCCCGCCGGCATACGGGGGTGGGGATCGGGACAGAGAGCGGCCCTATGGTTCGAAAACCTCCCGCCTCGCGCGATCCGCCCCCGAGCGCCGGGGGCGAGCCTGTCAGGCGGCCTGCTGGCCGCCCTGTTCGTTGTTCTGATCGGTGCTGGGCGGCAGCGCCTTCAGCAGCTTTTCCGCGCGCTTGACGCGATCGAGGACGCCCACGCGGTTCCAGAGGCGATGGGCTTCCTTCAGCGTCGCCAGCGCGGTTTCGAGCGGGGCGCGGCTTTCGTTCGCATCCATGTCCTCCGCTGCGCGCAGCTGCTCGATGCCGATGGCCTTCAGCAGCTTGGCGCGGACCTCATTGTGCATGTCGACGCCGTCGACCAGGTCCGCGACGCGGGCGAGGATGTCCGCCGGGAAGGCTTCGCCCAGCGCCTGGACAGTCTGCGCGGCGGCGGTGATTTCATCGACAACGACTGTCGCCACGTCGCGCTTGTAGCGCGCCGGCATGGCGACCTTGTGTTTGAGCAGGAACGGCACCAGGTCGAGCGCGGCGGCAAAGTCGCCGGTGTCAATCAGCCAGACCATGCAGGTCGGTACGACCTCACCGATGAGGCCGTCGCCCGCGCCGGCATCCGCCGCCACTATGGCATCGATCCATGCCTGATATTCGGGCAGCATCCGGCGCTTGGCGGCCACCTTGGCATCGACGCCCTTGATTTCCTTCAGATCGCGAAGGTCATGGGTCAGTCGCAGCACGATCTGGGCCGCGATGCGGTCTTCGGCCGACGTGGCGGTTTCGGGAGCGGTGACGATCGCCGTCGCGGCGATCTGCTCGCGGTGGATCATGGCCGGGGTGCGGTCCACGATCAACGGGGCAGGTTGCCCGCCCCCATCGGAGGAGACAACCTGTTTCGGGTCAACGGCGGCGGCAGCGAGGGCGGCCATGCGTTCCCGATGGGCACGTGCTGGTGTCATGATGTCGTTCCTGCTCGATGGTGGCGGGCGGGAGCCGAAGGATTAAACCTTCGGCCCAAGCTGGATGTTTTCGAGCAGGGCGGCCTTGCCATAATCTTCGACCATGAAAGCGTCGTTGATGCTTTCGAAGTTATCGATCTGGTCCAGCGACGGATTGTCCTGGATGGCGCGACGGGCGGTGCCGATCTGCCAGTAATAGGACAGGTTCTTGAAGCTGGTGATGAGGATGCTGCCCGCCGGGAAGAAGGGCACCTGGACGGTCGGCTTTCCGCCCAGCTGGCGGCTCGACAGGATCACGTCGCGCGCGACCTGTTCGGTCGCCTTGTCGCCGGCTTCCGAGACGATCTTGAAATATTTCTCATGGACCAGGTCGCTGCCCACCATGACGACCAGGTCGGTCGCGGTGCGATAGCGTTCGTGAATGAGGTTCTGGATCGCGTCGAAGACCAGGGCGTCGAGGTTCACATAGTCCGCCGTGCCGGTGTCGGAGACATAGATTTTCAGGGCATCCTTGGTGCCGTGCGCCATGACGCGCCCCGGCGCATAGGTGCGGATTTTGTGCAGCCAGCCGAAGTTGACGTCCTGCAACAGCGGGAATTCCTCGCGGTCGGTTTCGACCGCCGCCGCCACGCCGTTGAAGCCGATGCACATGACGTCTTCGGCCTTCTGCGCCAGTACCGCGTCGCGGCACAGCTGCTGGAATTCCGGCTGATGTGACCAGGCATCGAGCAGTTCATACGACCAGGCATAGTCATAGTCGGTCTTCTTGCAGAGATACTGGTCGATCTGATCCGACCCGGTGATATCCTGCGGGCTGCGTTTGTTGCCGGCGGCGCGGTTGGTACGGCTCGCCAGCGACCGATTGACGCCCACGCCGACGCGGCTGCCCTGCTGGTTGACGACAGGCATGACGTTGATGCGCGACATGAAGTCGCTGATTTCGCGCAGCTTGGCCTGAAGCTTCTGCTCGATCGCGGGCGCGACGTTGAATTCGGCCAGCTGGCCGGGGGTCGCGGTGAGGCCGGCGGGAAGCCCGTTCAGCTTCGCCACCTGGGCGACGAACGCATGAACGAGCAGGCGAGTAGAGGTGAGCATGTCCGGTGTCTCCGAAAAGGGGAGGGATCAGGAGGGAGGGCGCGGGAGGGAGGATCAGCAGTCGGTCAGGAAGGAGGCGTTGCCGCCGCCGCCGCTCGCCGGCTGACGGGAAAAGCCCTGCTGCTGGGTGTTTTCCAGCTTGGCGGTAAGGTCCGCGACGGCGGCGTTGGCAGCGTTCGCCGCGTCCAGGGCGGGCTTGACGGCGGCGGCCACCTGTTCGCCCAAGGCGGTGCTGAAGGCGGCGACATCGAAGCCGTTGTCATTCGCGGGCTTGGGCTTGGGTTCTTCCTTCGGCTTTTCGGTTTCCGAGCGGCTGAACATGGTGGCAATGCTGGCGAAGCCGGCCTTGATGGCATCGGCCACGCTGCCATTGTCCGCGCCTTCCGACTCCATGACGATCGTCGTTTCGATCGAGGCGGAGAACAGATTGTCGGGATGCACCTTGCGGGCGTCGAACATGGGCTTGAGGCCAGAGAAGGACAGGGCTTCGGTGCCGAGCGAAGCGGGATTGTCCGTTACGGCCAGGCCGACCAGGCCGACCTTGCCGGTGCCGGCGAAATCGGGGCTAATCTCGACCGACGTGAAGATTTTCTGGCCGGCCTTGTTGATCTTCAGCAGCTGGTCGTTCGGCTCGACCTGCGCATAAAGGGCGCGGCAGCGGACCTTCTCCCCGTCGATTTCCAGTTCGTCGGTCTGGGCCTTGACCGCCGTCACGCTGCCATAGGCGTTGAAGGGCGGTTCCGGGCTGAAGCCCTTGATATGCTCGCAATTGATGCGCGGCGTATAGGTGGCGGCGTTGAAGGTGGCGACGATATCGTCAATCCACGCGGCCTCGATCTTGCGGCCATCGCTGGCGGTGAAGCCCTCGACGAAGACGCGGAAAAATTTGCTCTTTGCCATGTTCGGTTCCGGTTCCTTGCTTGCGTGGCGGCGCGCTGGTGCGTTTGCTGGCAGCAGAAAGGGCGTTCCGGGGCCTGATCCTCAAGACTGAGCATTTGTAGAGGCCGCCTCTACAAATGGACGGGCATGATCAGTGGCTTAGCGGCGCGGCATGGTCCGCCGCGATGAGCGATCAGAAACCTTCTGGGCAATCCCCCCATCCCGGCGCACCGTCTGCCTTTTGGCAGTTCGATCCGCGTCGGCATGCGCGCAGCCTGTATTGGAAGGGCTGGGGCGTGACGCAGATCGCGGATGAATTCGCGCTGCATGGCATCGTCAACGACCAGGGCAAGGCGATCCCGCGCGCGACAATCGAGGCGTGGAAGCAACGCGATCGCTGGGATGATGCGCCGTCGATCCGCAAGATAGAGGACTGCCTCGAACTTCGGCTGATGACGCTGATTTCGAAGGAGAAGAAGACCCCCGGCGACCTGGTCGAAATGGACGCGCTGACCAGGCAGGTTGAAGCGCTCGCCCGCGTCCGCCGCTATGAGGCCCCCGGCGGCCATGCCGGCGATCTGAACGACAAGGTCGGCAATCGGAACGCGGGACCGCGCAAGAAGCCGAAGAAGAACCATTTCACCGCCGATCAGGCGGCTGAACTGAAGCGCATCTTTCTCGACGGCCTTTATGATTATCAGCATCGCTGGTGGCAGGCGAAGGATCAGCGCACCCGCATGATCCTGAAGTCGCGCCAGATCGGCGCGACCTATTATTTCGCGTTCGAAGCCCTGATCGACGCGATCGAGACGGGACGGAACCAGGTTTTCCTATCCGCGTCGAAGGCGCAGGCGCACCAGTTCCGGTCCTATATCGTCAGCTTCGCGAAACTGGTCGGCGTCGTGCTAACCGGCGACCCGATGCTGATCACGTCGGACCTGCGCCCAGCGGAGGAAGCGGCGGCCGAACTGCACTTCCTGGGCACCAATTTCCGCACCGCCCAGGGCCGCCACGGCAATTTCTATTTTGACGAATTCTTTTGGGTCCATTCATTCGAAGAATTGAACAAGGTCGCTTCGGGCATGGCGACCCATAAGAAGTGGCGGAAGACTTACTTTTCGACGCCATCGACCGTCGCGCATCCGGCCTATCCCTATTGGACCGGCGACCGCCGCAACCGGCGGCGCAAGAAGTCCGAGCAGATCAAGATTGACGTCAGCCATGCCGCGCTGGCGCTGGGCAGCGTCGGGCCGGATCGCATCTGGCGGCACATCGTCAACATCCGCGATGCCGAGGCGGGCGGGTGCGACCTGTTCGATATCGAGGAACTGGAAGATGAATATGCGCCCGACGAATTCGCCAACCTGTTCCTTTGCGACTTCGTGGATGATAGCCAGTCCGCCTTCAAATTCAACGATCTGATCCGCTGCGGCTGCGATAGCCTGGTCGACTGGACCGACTTCAACCCGGAAAGCGCCCGCCCATTCGGCAATCGGCCTGTGTGGGCAGGCTATGACCCGCAAGAGAGCGAGGACGGCGACAACGCCGCCCTGGTCATTGCGGCGCCGCCGGCGGTCGAGGGCGGGTCATTCCGCATCCTTGAGCGCCACCAGCTGCGCGGCCTCGATTTCGAGCAGCAGGCCGATTTCATCAAGGCGATGCTGAAGCGCTACAACTGCACCTATCTGGGCATCGACGCGCGGGGCGTGGGCGCCGGCGTCTATCAGATCATGGCGAAGCCGGATGCGCTGCCTGGCGGCGTCGTCGCGAAGATCGAATATTCGCTGGAACTGAAACAGCACATGATCATGAAGGCGCAGAATGTCGTGCGCCGTGGCCGCATCGCGTTCGATGCCGGCATGCTCGACATCGTGTCGGCCTTCGTCTCGATCAAGAAGACCCTGACGACCAGCGGGCGCAACATCACCTTCAAGGCAGGGCGCGGCGGCGATGACGGCCATGCCGATCTGGCCTGGGCGACCATGCACATCCTCATGAACGAACCGCTGGACGGCAAGGAAATGCCGACAGCCAGATTGGAGCTATTCGAATGAGCAAGCGCGCGCGCCGCATGAACCGCAGGGAAGTGGCCGAGGCGTCGAAGGGCGCGATCGTCGCGACCAATGGCAACAGCCCGACGATCGAGGCCTTCACCTTCGGGGAGCCGGAGCCGGTCAACCGGGCGACCCTGCTCGATCTGCTGGAATGCTGGCACAATGGCCGCTGGTATGAGCCGCCGATTTCCATGGACGGGCTGTCGCGAACGTTGCGCGCGTCGCCGCATCATAGCAGCGCGATCATGCTGAAAAAGAACATGCTGGCGGCCAGCTTCATCCCCACGCCGTTTCTGTCACGCCGCGATTTCCGCGCCCTGGCGCAAGACTATCTGGTGCTGGGCAACGGCTATGTGCAGGAAATCCCGAACCGGCTTGGGCGCACGATGCGCCTCGACCATTGCCTGGCGAAATATACCCGGCGCGGTGTCGAGCAAGGCCGCTTCTATTGGGTGCCGGGGCATCAGCCGGAAAGCGAGTTCGCGCCGGGGACCGTGCATCAGCTGATGGCCGAAGACGTCAACCAGGAACTCTATGGGGTGCCGGAATATGTGCCGGCGATCCAATCGGCTTTGCTGAACGAAAACGCCACCCTGTTCCGGCGCCGCTATTACGAGAATGGGAGCCACGCGGGCTATATCCTCTATCTGATGGGGCAGTTTGCCGACGGCGACGTGGGCGCCATGCGCAAGGCGTTGGAGCGGTCGAAGGGACCGGGCAATTTCCGCAATCTGTTGCTGCATGCGCCCGCCGGCAAGGAAAACGGCGTCAAGTTGTTGCCGATAGCGGAGGCCGGCGCGAAGGACGAATTTCTGGGGATCAAGAACACGACGCGCGACGACATCCTGGCCGCGCATCGGGTGCCGCCCCAGCTGCTGGGCATCGTGCCCGCGAACGCAGGGGGCTTCGGGGACGTGTCGAAGGCGACCGACGCCTTCTTTGAACTGGAAATCCAGCCGTTGCAGTCGGTCTTCCTCGAATTGAACGAGATGATCGGTGTCGAGGCCGTGCGGTTCGCGGAGCGGGCGCAGGTGGCTTGAGTTAGATGTCTGTTAGGGGTGGAAAGGAGATGGTCCGCTGTTGAGCGAGGCATGGTGGTAAGCTGACGCAATTCTCTGTAGGCCGGACCTATGACGAAGCCATGGATCATCGCGCTTTGGGTTTTCATGCTCGCATTGGCAGGTTGGTTGTTGTTTGATGGCCAACGCCTTGCGGCAGCGGGAGTAATGGGCACGGCGTTATTCTGGGAAGCGATCCACCGCGTATTCGGCAGCAAGGACACCGAATAAACCCGTCAAGGGCGTTCAGGGTGGATTGCGGCACGTCCGCTCTTGCAGGAGGTTGGCAAACCGTGCTTCAGGCTACCCAAAATTGCGCTGGACTTCCTGACGATGGAATTTGTTTTCGAGCTTCTTTTTCAGTTCTTGGGAGAGTTGCTGCTTCAGGCGATCTTCGAAGCGCTGTTTGAGCTTGGACTTCATAGCCTTGCGGACACTCTGAAGAGGCCCAAAAACCCCGTGCTTTCGACCTTCGGATTCATTTTGTGGGGAGGAATCGCCGGAGGCATTTCTCTTCTGATTTTCCCAACCTCGCCGATCGTCAATCCGTTGCTTCGTAAGATTAACCTTATCGCCACGCCAATCTGCGCGGGCGCGCTGATGGCAATGGTCGGTCGAACGCGTTCAAAGAGAGGGCAGAGTTTAGTTCGGGTCGATCGGTTCGGATACGCTTTCATCTTCGCATTCGCCATGGCGCTCGTTAGGTTCATCTGGGCAGCTTGAACGACTGCAATTGGTCGACTGCCGCTAGGCGGCCATCTGCCGCGCCATTCTGCAAGAAAGAGATCCATTTTTGGTATGGATCGGGTGGGTGGCGGAATGGCAGGTAGCGGTCAAAATCTGTATCTAGGTGCCATTCGCACCAAAGCTCATCTGACCTATTGCGCCTTCAGCTTCCTCAATGATCTGCTCAACTAATTCTTCGGTATTCGTACCGATATACGCATCCATACGCCAGCGTCCTTCTAGGAAATGCTGGCCGACTGGCGCTTCAAGGAAGGCAACGACCTGCTCCAGTTCGCTTTCTGTAAACTCCCAATTGACGTGATTCTCATACTCTTCTTGCCAGATGTGACGGTGCTTTTCATATGCTGACCTAAGCACTACAAGACTTGTATCCACAGCGCCGCCGAATGTGGCACCTCGCTCTGCCGCGCACTTATATATGTGGCCGCCGGGGATACCGAACCGTTCTACGAATTTCCCTCTGTCGATCTGCTGCTGAATGCCAGATGCAACTAGGAAGCGGCGGATTAGGTCAAGTTTATGGCTGCTGGGTGGTTCTTCAATCTGAGCGGAAGTCATCTCAATTCTCCGGCGAATAATTTCTGCTTATCATATCAAAGGGATGCCTGCGAACTTGCGCTTGATGCCAGCGGCAGGAGATGTCCGCTATGGAGAAAGCCCGGGCCCGCCGACAATGGCAAGCTCTGGTCGTCAGCGGACTTTCGTCCGCAATGGCTACGGTCGGTATTCACTACTGTGCACCGACAAGCGCGTTATAGGAGTGAAGGCCAAATACGGTAGCCGTGAGAATGACCGGCTGCTACTTGCTGCAAGGTTGTTTGCCCTCCGCGAAGTTTTGACACAGCTCTTATCCTGATCTATCGGCCGTGGGCGAATGACTGGACCCTGCGAGCCGCGCTAGGGCATCGACCCTGCCTCAAGTCTTATGGCCAGTCATTCGTTGCTCTACTTCAACAAATCTGTCGTTCAGGGATGCCGTTTGACTTCATGGAAGTTTGCGAACGACTGGACAAATTTGAAGAGCCTGCAGATGGCTTATACCAACCTGCATTGATCACGACCCACTTGCCCATTTGCGGCGTCCGATCGTCATGATACGCCAGGGCTGATCGATGAGCCTGTTCCAAGCTTCGCAGCAAAGGTCGATGATGTTGTCGTGGGAGGTGAAGATCCGGTTGGACAGCCAGTTGTCGCGTAGGAACTGCCAGATATTTTCCACCGGGTTAAGCTCGGGGCATTTCGGCGGCAGCGGAACGATGCTGATATTCTCGGGCACTTCCAGCTTTCCGGTCACGTGCCATCCCGCTTGATCCATCAGCAGCACACCGTGGGCACCTGGTTCAATGGCCAGCGATATCTCCGCCAAGTGCAGCGACATGGTCTGGATATTGCAGAAGGGCAGGACCAGGCCAGCGCCCTTGCCAAGCTCAGGGCAGATGGCGCCAAAGATGTAGGCCGATTTGGTCCTCTGGTCCTTGGGCGCTGAAGGCCGGGTGCCTCGCTTGGCCCAGCGGCGGGTAATCTTGTTTTTCTGCCCGATGCGGGCCTCATCCTGGAACCACACCTCTATAGGCGTGTCGCGCGGGAGAGAGGCTTTGATCTTTGCCAGCTCGGCTGCGAAGCCCCTTTTTTGAAGTCCTCCATCGCATATTCGTTCTGAGCATGGTGACGTGGGCGCGCGGTCAGTTTGACATAGCCCAGCTTCTTCAGCTCCCGTCCCACTGTCGTTTCCGTCAGGGACACGCCGAACTCGTCATGGAGCCAACGCGCCAGGTCAATCAGCCGCCAGCGCACAACCCCATGAATGGCCGGGATCGGGCCGCTCTCAACAACCTCCGCGAGAGCCTGGCGCTGGGCATCATTCAACAAGGAGGGCTTGCCCGGTGCCTTACCGTCGAGGAGCCCGTCTGGACCTCGAGCATTGAACCGCACGACCCAGTCCCGCACGATCTGCAGTGTCACTCCGCCGATCCGCGCCGCATCGCTGCGGCTCCTGCCATCATATATTTCCGCTAAGGCTAGGAGCCGACGCCCCTGATTTGCGCTTTTCGTCGTCCGTGCCAGTCTCCTCAGACCCGCCGCGTCAAAGTCATCCCGCAATCCAATCGCTGCACCCATGGCCATGCCCTCCAACCAGCAGCCATAGAGTCAGAGTTTCGTCGCTTTGGGAATCCCCCTCGTGAGTCAGCATCATGGGAGGTTGGTATTAGTGGGCGATTTGCAACGCTTGTTTTTTGCCAAAACAATTGATCACGCAGCGGTATGAGCGTCCTATGCGGGAGAACAGTCGAATATTGACCCCCCCCCCGTTTAAAGCCCTGTGGTGATATTTTTATCTCGGTACGGTTTCGAAACGATTTTTTAATTTAGACAGGCGATGGAGCGCGGCCGTTGGGCACGGGGAACGAACACCGTCCATTTTACTAAGGCGCTCAGCGACCTTGCTTCAGGTCTTGGTGTCGTTCCTTCGATGAGAATGAATTAGGGAAACCGCGTTTTGAAGCAGTGGGTGGGATTGGACATAGGCGCGGATACTGTATCCGCCTGCATCAAAGATGATGCAGGCTGCGTTCTTGCAAAAGCGGAATTGATGGCTTCCGACGAAGATATCACGAAATTCTTGCTTCGCTATGGCTCATCTGAGTCGATGGTTGTCGGACTTGAGGCTGGTTCAACAGGCATTCATCTCACGAGAAAACTTCGTCATCGGGGATACCAGGTTCACGTATTTGAAACGCGCCAGACGAGTAAGTTCCTTTCGATTCGACAGAATAAGACCGATGGCAATGATGCCGAAGGACTGGCTGATCTAGTCAGACTAGGGCGAGGAGTGGTGGCAGAGGTCTCTGTAAAAAGCGTCGAATGTCAGCTTCTACGTTCCAAGCTTGTAGTGCGGCAGAAACTGGTCAGCCACCGGATGGCAGGCGAAGGAGCGATCAGGTCTGCATTCCGCCTAAACGGCGTTAGCGTCCGCGCTCGTGGTGTAATTTCTGGTGTAGATTGAGATGATCGCATGGGGTGGGGCATGCCCCACCCCATGCGATTTCGATCTCGGTGGCCACCGGGCTCATCGGTAAGGTGGAGTTACCACACTTCACACGCCCACCGAGGAGTTGATCCCGATGACCGACGACAGACTACCGCTTGCCGAGCTGATGGCGAAGACTGGAGATGGAGATTTCCTGCGCACGATCGCCGAGAGCGTATTACAGATCATCATGGAGGCCGACGTCGATGGCCTGGTCGGCGCTAGCCGACACGAGCGCTCCGGCGACCGGACGACCTGGCGGAACGGCTACCGCGACCGCAGCCTCGATACCCGGCTCGGCACGCTCAACCTGAGGATTCCCAAGCTACGGACCGGCGCCTACTTCCCTGGCTTCCTGGAACCCAGGAAGACCGTCGAGAAGGCGCTGGTCGCGGTGATCCAGGAGGCGTGGATCGCCGGCGTCAGCACCCGGCGTGTCGACGAGCTGGTGCAGGCCATGGGCATGACCGGCATCTCCAAATCCTCGGTGTCCAAGCTGTGCAAGGATATCGACGAACGTGTCCATGCCTTCCTTAAGCGGCCGCTCACCGGCGACTGGCCCTACCTCTGGCTCGATGCTACCTACCTCAAGGTGCGCGAGGGCGGGCGGATCGTCAGTGTCGCCGCGATAATAGCCGTTGCCGTCAACACCGAGGGCAAGCGCGAAATCGTTGGCCTTCACATTGGACCCTCCGAAGCCGAGCCATTCTGGTCGAGCTTCCTCAAGGACCTCGCACGCCGCGGACTGACCGGCGTGAAGCTGGTCATCTCCGATGCCCACGAGGGCCTCAAGGCAGCGATCACTCGCGTGCTCAGCGCCACCTGGCAGCGGTGCCGCGTCCACTTCATGCGCAATGCCCTGGCCTACGTGCCCAAGGGCCAGAACACCGTCGTCGCCGCTGCCATCCGCCAGGTCTTCCTCCAGCCCGACCATGCCGCCGCGACACAGGTCTGGCGCCAGGTCGCCGACCAGTTGCGTACCCGCTGGCCAAAGCTCGGCGCCTGCATGGACGATGCCGAGCACGACGTGCTGGCCTACATGACCTTCCCCGAGCAGCACCGCGTCAAATTACATTCCACCAATCCACTGGAACGCCTGAACAAGGAAGTGAAGCGCCGCGCCGATGTCGTCGGCATCTTCCCGAACGAGGATAGCATCATCCGCCTCGTCGGCGCCGTCCTGCTGGAGCAGAATGACGAATACCAGCTCCAGCACCGCTACATGCAGATCGAGGGCATGGCCGCCCTTGCTACACCAATGATCGAGGAGGCACAGCCGCTACAGATTACACCCAAGGCCGCCTGAAAATGCAGCCCGCTGGCCACACCCAATTCTACACCACATTGACGGACGCGACCTAAACGGCGGGAAATTGGAGCGATCATATTCAGCGGTTGGTCTGCGTCGAAACGTGTTGTCCGAGGTGAAGAAGATCAAGGACCGGGAAGGAGTTGATCTCACTGAAGATGTTTTGCCTGTCTTAGAAATCTGTGAGGCAACTCGACGGCACTTGGAAAGAGTAGATCGTAACCTCATGAAGCTGGCAGAAAATCATCCGATCTGCTCGCGCTTCCTCGCCATTCCCGGCGTTGGCCCAATTACGGCATTATCCTTTTATAGCGCGATTGGCGATCCAGCCCGCTTCAAACGATCCGCTGATGTTGGCGCATATTTTGGCCTTGTTCCACGGCTCAAGCAATCGGGGGGCACCTCCGTACGCTGCGGCATTAGCAAAATGGGAAATGCGATGACCCGCACGCACCTAGTAGGTGCGGCAGCTGCAATAATGCGTCAGAAATCCGAGGTGGGCGTGCTCCGTGTTTGGGCTGACAATCTCCGCGAGCGCAGCAACTATAGACGGGTCACCACGGCTTTGGCGCGGAAGTTGGCAGTAGTGATGCTGTCCATTTGGAAAAGCGGGCAGACCTTCGATCCCAATCCGCGAGATTTGGATACCATCGGGAAAGAGCTGCGGTCGTAGCCGGTGGTCCGGTGGTGTTGCAGGGGACTTCACCGGCTTTCATCGGGACTAAGCGGCAGCCTCGATTCGCATGCGTAGGCCGAGCGCGGGCAGCACCTTGAGCATGGTTTCCAGCGTAGGGTTTCCGTCCGGGCCGAGGGCACGGTAAAGCTGCTGACGCTTGATGCCGGTCTCCTTCGACAGTTCCGTCATGCCATGAGCGCGGGCCACGATACCGATGGCTTTTGCGATGACATGGACATCGCCGGTTGTGAGGGCGTCTGCCAGCAGTTCGGCCTGATCCTCCGGTTCGGTCAGATATTCCGCCGCGTCAAAGCGGGTGAGTTTGATGGCCAT